GCTGTCATGTTTGGATTAGGATTACTGATTAATTGTTCAGCAGGATGATTAGATACATGATCCATACCCTCTTGATTCTTTAAATATACCTTTAATGGTGGCTCACTAAAAGCTGTGCCTAATACATTTAAACAAGCAAGAGCAGCAGAATTACCCTCTGGAGACATTTGATTAACTCCACTAAAATAACCTGCATCTGTATTAAATGGAAAAACTACTTGAGATGTAGGAAACTTGCCATAGTTTTTTTGCTCTGTTGGTATCTCTGAACTTCTAAAGAAACCTCTAATATTATCTGCTAATCCCAATTAGGTAACACTCCAATTTGTCTTTCTAACTATCCCAAACCTAGCTGCATAAGCTAGGGCATCTACCATATCATCATGAGATCCACTAGATGGAAAGCTAGTTAATTCTCTTTCAAATTCTACAAGCCATTTAGCATTTTTCAAAAACCATATAGAGCCATTTTCTACACCTGCAGCAGCAGGTACAGCTCTTGCAGTTTTACTTTTATCTGCTTTTAAGTTTCTTATTGGCAAACCCTGCCTCCTAGCCATCTGAATAATACCCAAACCAAAGCTAGAATCCTCCACTCCCAACCAAGACAAGTTGTATTCATTTATCTTTGCTTCTATTTGTGGAAGTAACTCTGGAGCTTCTAGTCTGGCTCTGAATACATCCAATACTAAAAGCTTACCACTTGGAGCTGAGCCTACTGTCATTATTACAGAATAATCAGCAGTCTCTTTGATACTCAATGCTGTGTCCATAGTGCCAAAGATAGATAATTCACTATGCTTTACAACTTCATCTCCTAAGATATATTCTGGATCATCTCCTCCTACAACATCAAAATACTTAAACCATTCTCTCTTGAACATGTGTCCTACCTCTGTAAACTCTGCTAAAAACTCTTGTGCATATACCATAGAGCCTAACTCCTCTCTGGCTTGTGCTAATTCATCTTTGTTTATTCTAGGAGATTGCTCTGTAGGATAATGAAAAACAACCCAATCATCTCTCCTCTTTGCATTATCAAACAACTCATAAAACCAATTCATCCCATTAGGAGTTGATATAAATAAAGCCTTACCTAAACTATCACTCAGTATTGGTCTAACTGTCTCCCAAGTTTCTTTATCCATATAAGCAGTTTCATCAAATATTATTAATGATATACCTCCCGCACCTCTCAATGATTCAGGCTTGTTCGCTGATTTTATCTGTATAGATCCACCATTTTTTAATACAATTCTTTTTTCTACTTCTCTTGTCTCTGCATATCCCTCTGGAAGTTGCCTAACTAAAGATTTTAAATTAAGCCATGATTCTAAACTCTGAGGATATACAGGAAAGATAACCCATACTTTTAATCCTTTGAGAGCCTGATCTATAGCTGCAACTAATGAGAGAGTAGTTTTACCCCACCTCCTACCACATACAGCAACAACAAATCTATTTTTGTCTAATGCTTCTATAACTTCTATTTGTCCAGAATGTAAATCAGGAGGAGTAGCCTCAATAATCTGGCTCATCGTTTTGCTCCCAATCCCATTTAAACCTTATTTGTGGTTGTTCTATATGATTTACTGTAACTTGTGGAGATCCTAAACCATAAATCTGACTTATCATCTTGTAGCATATATCTAATATGCCTTTTAATTCTGTAGGATTCATAGAAGCTAAATCTCTTTCATTTATTTCACTAATAACCTTAAAAATTACAGGCTTGAGTTCCTCTGCTAAATCTCTTGCAGTTTCTCCTACTTGAGCAAAAACCTCCCCTATTATCTGCTCATTTAGCATTTTATTTATAGCTTTTACTCTATCTTGCCATTGATTTTTAGCAGATATTTGATATATTCTCCTCTCTGTCAAACTGAAGTTTTCTGAAACTTTTGAGAGAGTTCTTGCAGCTCCTAAACCTAAATAATACTGAAATCTTTTAAAATCAATGTTGGATTCTCCTACTTGTTGTTGATTTGGTAAAGCCAAAGACATATCATCTATATAATCCATAAATCAATTATAGACTAATGTTGGTGCATATATGCTTCTAAGTAAGTTATCCTATCTCTTAAATTATCTAATTCCCATGATTCAAGCTGATTATTTTCTAATGTTGTTACTTTTTTCAGCAAATCCTGCCATTCCCATTTCATTAGCTCATAAGATTGTGAATCTTGAGGAGGATTGTTAAGCTCTGAAATATATCTAGCCTGAAAATCCTCAACTTTCCATTCCAGATCTCTTACTTCCTTTTCCAAGTTCTGGTAATTTGCTCTTAAAGTTGTAAGCTCTGTATCTAAATACTCTGCATTATAAGCTACTTGCTCTAATTGATATATCTTTTCATAAAGTATTGCAATATCATTTGAGACCATTGTTGATTCTTTTAAGGTTTCAAAATCTGTTTCAATAACATTCATTCTCTCATCTATGTTTGAAAGAGTATTTATAACAGCTCCTAAGCTTTGAACTCCTGCTCCAATAGATCCCATAAGAGTTATAGCAGTAACTACTAAAGCTAAATTATCTTTTATCTTGGCTAACATTAGCCACCTAGTTTTATAAGAATCTCAGTAATTGCTGAATTTAATTCTTGTTCTCTCATGGCAAGAGCTATAAGGTCATCTTTAGCATCAGTTATCTGTACCATAAGAACAGCTACTTCTTGTTGCAAATCATTAACTGTTTTAAACAACCATGCAACCAGAGCTGCTAATCCACCCTGTAATACTTGGCTTAAATTCACTTGTGCTTTCATATAATATTAATGTACAGGCAAAATACAAAAAAACGAAATTTTTATTGGCTCTTTAGCGCCTGTTTCTTGCACCCATGCAGAAATTTTATTATTTGAAAAAAATTTAATTGTTCCATATCTCCAGATTATTTTTTTAGTTTGTGGATCTATAATCCTATAATCATTAGGAATTATAAACTTTACTTTTTGATGCTTTTTATATTCAATCCCCTGATATGTCATCTCCAAACATTTCTCTATAGTGCATAGTCTTTGCAGCTCTCCTGTATTTTGATTTATCTAATGCTGAGTTTAATAGCTTATTTTCATCATCTACTAGATTGACATAAAATATATGCAAGAAATTTATTAAGGTTTCTACAGTTTCATCAAGAATTGTTGCTGTTCCAAGCTTAGTCATTGTATGAATGTCAAATCTATCTCCATGATTCAACACTATTTCTACAACTGTTTGCAAATCTTTCATCAATACTGAGAATGATAATCCACCTTTATTTGTGCTGAATACAGGATGCTGATTCACAGGATCTATTTCTTTTATGTTGTCTAGTTTGTCAATCAAAGTATGCTCAGAATTAATAATCATTAATATAGCTCTGTAGCCATAATTTATTTCATCTGCAGCATATTCCATTAGAATAGAGTATCTCTGAAATATTCTACTTTCAATTTATACATGAATAATTTATGATTGTGTTCTTGACAAGCTATGCCCTCTATATCATGCCCTGCACTTCTTAACTCTGAAATCCTTTGAGCATAATCTTTGATTCTATTTTCAAATATAAAAACACCTGAACAAACAAAAGTATTTTCATTTCTTTTTAAAATATTAAATATTGTTTGTTTATCGCTCATATTTCATTACCCCAACTATCCCAACCCTCAGAAGTTTCTCTAGCAAATAATTCTATTCTTGGTAAATCTCCAACTAATTCAATTATTTTATCTCTTACAATATCAGGTTTTTTTGAATGTTTTTCTATTCTTGTGTCTATGATTTGATGTACAGAGGCAGATTGCCTTTTAATACTTCCTGTTGTAGCTAATAGACAAAGCTCTGCATTTGCTCTTGTCCAATAGCCTAAACCCCAAAACCAAGAATCTGATTTTTTATTTTTCTTTACCCAATTAAAGGCAACTGTCTTATAAGTAAAGCCCCAAGCATCTATAACCTCAAATCCCTGTTTTAATAGTGGAAAAGTAACCCACATAAATAAAATGCAATCATCATCAGCAATATCTTGTATTGGTAAATTTTTTATATTTTGAATAGACATAACAGGATAATGCTTATCTGGGCTTCTGTCTTTGCCTTTATCAGAATAAGTTTTAAAATTCCATGCAGGATCTGCATATATTATATTATATTTTTTATTTGGTAAAGGTATCATATTTACCCCAACAATTTTTGCTACTGTTCCAATGATGCCAACCATCATTAAGAGAAAGCCACCTAGCAGCTTTAACATTTGTTTCTGCATCATACATATCTAATTCTCTTTTATATATATCTTTTTCAAGCCATTTTTCTGTTTCTGAATTAAATTGAAATAGCCCCTGATCTATTGAGCCATCATTGTTATAGCCTTTTGCTTTTTCTCTACCTGAACTCTCACAATATAAAACAGTCAATGCAAGAGCTTCATCCTGTGCCTGAAAGTAATTTTTTATTAATGGAATCCACTCTTGCACCTCCTCTATTAACTCACATTGATTAGATACTGTGTGAATCTGTGTTACATCTTGTAAATCAAAATGAACACTACCTAACAATGAGCAAGTTAATAAAAGTTCAATCATTTTCTTTTTGTAATATTGTTTCTATTATTTCTTTACACAAAAGATTAGGAATTTTTGATCTTTCATGATTATTCTTTAATCCCTGTGTTCCTGTTCTTGATCCTCTAGGTGCTGCTTCATGACAAGTTGCACCATTCTTACAAAGTTTTGCATCAAATTTTAAATTAGTCCAAATATCTGTTGGCTTCATTCTTGTATCTCCATACTGACAATAAGAAACTGTGTATCTAGGTAAATGCTGAACTGCTCCCATTTTTCTCATTAAACCTCTAGGATTTTCTATAAAATAATATTTAGGCTGTAAATTAGACATTATCCAAATAGTTTGTTCTAACATAAGCAAACCTGATTCAGCCTGATTTGTCTTAGGCTCTCTATATCCATTTTTATCTGGTGCTGTCCAATGAGTTCCACAACTTGCAATACTAAAAGTTGTGCATGGAGGAGAAGCCCAAATAATATCTGGATTGAATGGAACTTTGTTTATATTAAAATTAAATATATCAACAATCTGATTTATTTTAGTCTCATATTGTTTATGATCTGTAGTATAAGTTTCGAATCCATAAGTAGCTGCAACATTACTAAAGCTGCAACTACCTGCAAATAGTTCTAATACTTTCATAACTTTACAAACCAACCTAAATTAGATTGCTGTAAAGCATTTACTGATTTTTCTCCACAAGCTATCAATATTGATCCATTTCCTGCTGAATGTTTTGACTTTATTCCTGATTTATAAAAAAATAATCTACCTTTAATAAATAAAACTGCATCAGCTTTCTTAACATAATTATGAAACCATTTTGTATCTGTTCTGGAAAAT